AGAGCCAGATTACGCAGTCAAAAGGTAGAGATTCGTTTCTTGACTTTATTCAGCACGTGTACCCCGGGTACAAGGTCGGGCCGCACCATAAACGGCTGGCAAAGATCTTTGAAGACATAGCTAACGGGTTAAAAAAACGGGTAATTGTTAACATTGCCCCGCGACATGGTAAGTCTGAGATGATTTCTTACCTTGCCCCTGCTTGGTTCCTCGGCAAGTACCCACAGAAAAAGGTGATTATGGCCTCACACACCGCAGATTTGGCGGTGAATTTCGGGCGTCGGGTTAGAAACTTAGTCGGTTCGGAGTCATACCGTGACATTTTCCCACAAGTTGAACTACAAGCTGATTCAAAGAGCGCTTCACGTTGGGGTACGAATTTTAACGGCGAGTATTTCGCTATTGGCGTGGGTGGCGCTCTTGCTGGTCGCGGTGCCGACCTGTTTATTATTGATGATCCTCATTCTGAACAGGAAGCTAAACAAAATCGCGCAGCGGTATTTGAGCCCGCATGGGAATGGTTCCAGTCAGGGCCTGTTCAACGATTGATGCCGGGTGGTGCGATTATCGTGGTTATGACCCGGTGGTCCAAGCTCGACCTGACGGGCAAGATTATTGACCACATGACCCGTGAGGACGGGGCGGATGAGTGGGAGATCGTGGAGTTCCCGGCCATCCTGAACGATAAACCGCTTTGGCCCGAGTTCTGGGATATCAACGAGCTTCTGGCCAAAAAAGCCTCGATGGACGTGCGGTACTGGCAGGCCCAGTACATGCAGCAGCCGACTTCGGAAGAGGGCGCCCTGCTCAAACGCGAGTGGTGGCAGATCTGGGACAAAGAGGGACCCCCACCGTGCGAATTCACAATCATGTCCTTGGACGCAGCCCAAGAGAAGACCAACCGGTCCGACTTCAACGCCCTGACAACGTGGGGGGTGTTCTTCAACGAAGAGACCAACAACTACAACATCATCCTGCTCAACTGCATCAAGGAGAGGCTGGAGTTCCCCGAGCTCAAGTCCCTCGTGTTGGAGCAGTACAAGGAGTGGGAGCCGGACTCATTTATAGTCGAGAAGAAATCAAACGGCGCAGCGCTCTACCAAGAGATGCGGCGGATGGGCATCCCGATCATGGAGTTCACCCCGGGCAAGGGGCAGGACAAAATCAGCCGTGTAAACGCAGTGTCTGATCTTTTCTCTTCAGGTATAGTCTGGGCACCCGACAGGCGGTGGGCGCAGGAAGTCATTGAAGAGTGTAATGATTTTCCCTCCGGGAGCCACGACGACTTGGTGGACTCGACAACCCTAGCCCTGATGCGGTTTAGACAAGGCGGTTTCATCCGACTCCCGAACGACGAGCCGGAGCCGACCAAATGGTTCAAGAGTCATAGGCGAGAAGGGTTTTACTGAGGATTTATTAAATGGCTATCGAAAAAGGTTTGTATGAGGCTCCGCAAGGTTTAGATGCGTTGACGCAGGCCGAACCTGACCTCCAGATTGAAATCGTAGATCCCGAGGAAGTGAATATCGGTATCGACGGTATGATGGTCAGCCTCTCGAAGGCAGAGCCGCGTGCAGAAGACTTTGGGGCCAATCTTGCTGAATACATGAGCGAGAACAAGTTGCAGTCCCTTGCCTCGGACCTACTTGGTGACTACGAGACGGACCTCTCCTCCCGCAAAGACTGGCTCGATACCTACGTCAAAGGCTTGAAGATTCTTGGCATCCGATACGAAGAGCGAACCGAGCCGTGGCCGGGTGCGTGCGGCGTGTTCCACCCGCTCTTGATGGAGTCGGCGGTCAAGTTCCAGTCCGAGACCATCATGGAGACGTTCCCCGCTGCGGGCCCGGTCAAAACCAAAATCATCGGCAAAGAGACCGTCGAGAAGAAAGACGCGGCCATTCGTGTCAGCGACGACATGAACTACCAGTTGACCGAGGTGATGAAGGAGTATCGCCCGGAGCACGAGCGCATGTTGCTCTCGCTTGCCTTGTCGGGCAACGCCTTTAAGAAAGTCTATTTTGACCCGTCACTTGATCGCCAGACGGCGGTGTACATCCCGGCTGAAGACATCGTGGTGCCCTATGGCGCGGCGAACATCGAGCAGGCCGAACGTGTTACGCACCGCATGCGTAAGACCAAGAATGAAGTTGTGAAGCTGCAGTATGCAGGGTTCTATCGTGACATTGACTTGGGTGACCCGGTTCGCACGATGGACGAGGTTGAGAAGCAAAAGGCAGAGGATCAGGGATTTTCGGCATCGATGGATGATCGGTTCCAGCTCCTTGAGATGCATGTAAATATTGATTTACCGGACTACCCAGACGTTGACAAGGACAACAATGAAACAGGAATCGCCCTTCCGTACGTCGTCACGATTGAAAAAGGCACAAGCACAATTCTCGCAATCCGACGCAACTGGAACGAAGACGACAAGCTCAAAACCAAACGACAGCATTTTGTCCATTACGGTTATATCCCCGGATTTGGTTTCTACTACTTTGGACTTATCCACCTCATTGGCGGACATAGCAAAGCTGCCACGTCACTTCTTCGACAGCTTATCGACGCGGGAACGCTTAGCAATCTACCGGGTGGCCTTAAATCACGAGGACTCCGAATTAAGGGCGACGATACCCCGATTGCTCCGGGTGAGTTCCGAGACGTAGACGTTCCGAGCGGAGCTATCCGGGACAATATCCTGCCGCTTCCGTACAAGGAACCGAGCCAAACCTTGTCGATGTTGATGGACAAAGTGGTCGAGGATGGACGCCGCTTCGCTGCGGTGTCGGACCTGAAGATTAGCGACATGTCTGCGCAGGCCCCGGTGGGTACGACGCTTGCCGTGCTTGAGCGCGTATTGAAGGTGATGTCGGCGGTCCAAGCTCGCATCTACTACACGATGAAGCAGGAGTTCAAACTGCTTGCCGCGATCATCCGTGACAACACCCCGGATGAGTATTCGTACGAACCTGAAGTGGGCAGTGCGAAGGCAAAGAAAGCCGACTACGACGACGTGGATGTGATCCCGGTCAGCGATCCGAACGCCTCGACGATGGGGCAGAAGGTTGTGCAGTACCAAGCGGTGCTGCAGCTTTCACAAACTAACCCGCAGATCTATGACCTGCCGTACCTGCACCGTCAGATGATCGAGACGCTTGGCGTGAAGAACGCGAGCAAGATCGTGCCGGATAAGGACGACATCAAGCCGCTTGACCCGGTGACCGAGAACATGAATCTGCTCAAGGGCACGCCGGTTAAGGCGTTCATGTATCAGGATCACGAGGCGCACATCCAAGTGCACATGTCGATGGCCCAAGATCCGAAGATGGCTGCACTGATCGGGCAGAACCCACAGGCGCAGGCAATTACCGCGGCGACCGCCGCGCACTTGATGGAACACCTAGGGTTCCAGTACCGACGCGAGATCGAGAAACAGCTTGGTACCGCGTTGCCGCCTCTTGCAGAAGAGGGAGAAGACAATACGCTTAGCCCCGAGATGGAGGTCCAGCTCTCGCAGGTCGCTGCGATGGCCGCACAGAAACTCCTCCAGAAGGATCAGGCCGAAGCGCAGGCTCAACAGATTGCCCAGCAACAGCAAGACCCGCTTATCCAGATGCAGATGATGGACTTGCAGATCAAACAGTTGCAGGCGCAGACCAAGGCCCAACAGGCCCAGATGGACGCGCAACTCCGTCAAGCCGAAATTCAACGCAAACAGCAGAAAGACATCATGGACGCCTCTGCGAAGTCTGACGAGCTTGAGCTTCGTCAGGCGGAGATCTCTGGCCGTCAAGAGCTTGAAGCTGCACGACTTGGTGTGGACATCCAGAAGCACAAGGCGCAAGAAGCTAACCGCATGGAGACTGAAGGTGTCCGCATGGGCATCGACATCGCCAAAACTAGAGAAGCTGCAATGCGGCAGCGCAACCAACCGGAGGCTAAGCCCCCGAAAAAGGAGGAGTAAATGTCCTATTCAAACGCTCTGGAATACCTTGATACAAAACTCAAGGAAGAGCGCGTACTGATTGTTGAAGCCCTAGTCCAAGGCAAATTGGATGAAGGTGAATACAAGCGACTTTGCGGGGCGCTTCAGGGTCTCGAACTCGCAAAGAATCACATCAAAGACCTTGCGAAACGATTGGAGCGTGACGATGAGTAATATTGACGTGGCAGCTACGCAAGAAGCTGCAAAGAAAGCTACACAGCTTCCAGAGCCAAAAGGCTACCGGATTTTGTGTGCAGTGCCGAACGTAGAAGAAGAGTTTGAAGGCGGTATCATCAAAGCCGACGATACCAAGAGAGTCGAAGAGCAAACCACGGTCGTTCTGTTCGTGGTCAAGCTTGGTGACCTTGCCTACAAAGATGAAGCCCGGTTCCCCACCGGATCTTGGTGCAAGGAAGGCGACTTTGTTCTGACCCGCCCCTATTCCGGCACTCGCGTGGTTATTCACGGCAAAGAGTTCCGCATCATTAACGACGACACGGTAGAAGCGGTGGTTGAAGACCCCCGTGGAATCCGCCGCGCATAAGGAGTCAATTATGAGTGAGCAAATGGAGTTTAAGTTCCCGGACGAGCTAGAGGCCGATAAGGCCGTAGCCGAAGCGGGTGGCGACGAGAAGTTCGACATCCAAATCGAAGACGATACGCCGGAAGAGGATCGTGGCCGAAAGCCCCTTCCTAAACATGTTGTTGACGAGATCGAAAACGAAGATCTGGAAGACTACTCCGAGAAGGTGAAGAAGCGCCTCTCCCAGATGAAGAAAGTCTGGCACGACGAGCGCCGAGCCAAAGAGTCGGCAGCGCGGGAGAAGGAAGAAGCCCTCCGCTTTGCCCAAGCCCAGATGGAAGAAAATCGTCAACTAAAACAACGACTTACCCGTGGCGAGAAAGCGTTTATCTCAGAGGCAAGCCGCTCTGCTGATAACGACCTGCAGACCGCCAAGGATCGAGTTAGACAGGCTTACGAGTCGGGCGATGCTGAAAAGATTGTTGAGGCGCAGGAAGCCCTCACCAACGCCACGATGCGAAAAAAGGAAGTAGAGCGTTTCCGTCCCTCTTTACAAGAAGAAGAGGATGGTGTACAAGCAAAACAACAGACACAGACGCAACAAGTTGCTTCTGAACCACAAGTCGATCCTAAAGCTCGGGCTTGGCAGGAAAAGAACGGCTGGTTTGGCGTAGACGAGGAGATGACTGCCCTCGCACTGGGTCTGCATGAAAAATTAGTCCGGTCTGGTGTAGATCCGCGTAGCGATGATTACTACCGCCGAGTAGATGAAACGATGAAGAAGCGATTCCCCGAAGCTTTCGAGGAAGAGCAGACTCAAACGAAGGAAGAGGTTGAGAAACCCGCTCCTCGCAGCAAACCAGCTACTGTAGTAGCTCCGGTAACGCGGGCAACCGCGCCGCGTCAGGTCCGCCTGACACCGACTCAAGTTGCACTCGCCAAACGTCTTGGCTTGAGCAATGAACAGTACGCAAGAGAACTTATGAAACTGGAGAGTAACTAAAATGGCTGAGAATCGTCTGGCTCGTGAAACCGAAAAGCGAGAATCAACGCAACGTAAAATGGAATGGGCACCTCCTGAAACGCTTCCTTCACCGAAGCCGCAGCCGGGTTGGACCTTCCGTTGGATTCGGACCAGTATGATGGGTCAAGCGGACCCTACCAATACTTCCGCAAAGTTAAGAGAAGGGTGGGAACCGGTGAAAGCCGAAGACCATCCGGAAATGATGCTCCAAGCCGATCCCAATAGTCGCTTTAAAGGCAACATTGAAATCGGTGGGTTGTTGCTCTGCAAGGCTCCTGAAGAGCTCATGAAGCAGCGCGGGGATTACTATTCTCGCCAAGCTCAGGCTCAGATTGACTCTGTAGACAACAGCTTTATGCGTACCAGCGATACCCGCATGCCGCTCTTTAATGAAAAGCGATCCGTGGTGTCGTTTGGTAAAGGGTCTAAATAATTTACTTTTAGGAGTTTACAATGGCATATCCGACTGTAAATGCTCCTTACGGGCTTAAGCCGATCAACTTGATCGGTGGCCTCCCGTTTGCGGGCGCTACGCGTCAGATTCCCATCGCCTCTAGCTACGGCACGGCCATCTACAATGGTGACGTGGTGCAGTACAAGAACGATGGTACTCTGATCATCACCACGCTTCAGGCTCAGGTTCAAGCCGCTTCGGCTGCTTCGACCCCGGTTGCCGGTGTCGTGGGTGTGTTCCTTGGCTGTTCTTACACCAACCCCTCGACGGGTCAGAAGCTCTTTGCGCAGTACTATCCGGGCGGCATCGCTGCTTCGGACATCGTTGCGTACGTGAGCGACGATCCGAACGCGTTGTATCAGGTGGTGAACGTGACGGGCGCTACGGCGAATGATGCGGCTTCGGGACTTCTCCCGGCGTACGTTTCGCGTGCGGCTTCAATCGGCACGAATGCGGAGCTCGTTCTCAACACGGGTTCGGCCACTTCTGGCAACAGCAAGATGGGTGTTTACATCAACAACGTGACGTCTCCGTTGCCGTTCCGTGTGGTTGACGTGATCACTGCTTCGCAAAACTCATCGGGCAACTACGTGGAGTTCGTCGTGAAATTCAACGCGATGTACCACACGTATAATGCTACGGTTGGTATCTAATAGGGAGCATGTAAAAAATGGCTATTTCACGCGCACAACTGCTCAAAGAACTGCTCCCCGGCTTGAACGCTCTGTTCGGTCTGGAATACAAGCAGTATGGTGAGGAGCACAAGGAGATCTACGAGACTGAGACCTCCGAGCGTTCCTTTGAAGAAGAAACGAAGCTGTCCGGTTTCTCCGCCGCTCCGGTGAAGAACGAAGGCTCTGCGATTGCGTATGACAACGCGCAGGAAGCTTGGACCGCCCGTTACAACCACGAGACCATTGCTCTCGGCTTCTCCGTTACGGAAGAGGCGGTTGAGGACAACCTGTATGACTCGCTCTCGAAGCGTTATACGAAGGCCCTCGCCCGCGCTATGGCGTACACGAAGCAAGTCAAGGGTGCGAACGTGTTGAATAACGCGTTTGCGGTTTCGGGCTATAACGGCGGCGACGGCGTTTCGCTCTGCAATACCCAGCACCCGTTGGTTTCGGGTGGCTACAACAGCAACACGTTCACGACCCAGTCGGACCTGAATGAAACCTCGCTTGAAGCGGCGGTGATTCAGATTGCCGGGTGGACCGACGAACGCGGTCTGTTGATTGCGGCGAAGCCCCGTAAGCTCATCGTCCCCCCGTCGTTGATGTTCGTTTCCAAGCGTTTGCTCGACACGGAACTCCGTGTTGGCACGACGGACAACGATATCAACGCCCTCAAGGCGATGGGTTCGATTCCGGAAGGCTATACCGTGAACCACTTCTTGACTGATCCGAACGGCTGGTTCTTGACGACCGACGTTCCGAACGGCATGAAGCACTTCGTCCGTACCCCGCTTGCGAACAGCATGGACGGGGACTTCGATACGGGCAACGTCCGATACAAGAGCCGCGAGCGTTACTCGTTCGGCTGGTCGGACCCGCTGGGCATCTTCGGATCGTCTGGCTCGACCTGATCGTAGGTCTGGAGAGGGGGGCTTCGGCCCCCCTTTTCTTTTCGGTTTAATAGGTGTATATAGTCAGTAACTAGGAAATTCAGCCGTATCAACCTGCCTAGAGGATGATGCACCAATGATACGGCGACTTGTGCATAAGGAGTTTTAAAATGGCATTTGCTTCACATCTTGGCCCGTGGTTGCTTGGTACGGTTAAGAACACCACTGGCACGACCCCCGGTACGGTTCGCAACATGGGCGCGACGATTGTCGCCCAACAGGTTCCCTTGGTTGCTGGCTCGGCTGTCACCCTCATGATCCCGGCTGGCGCTACTATTACCGCTGTTCAGGCTTACATCACCACGGGTGCTGTTGGTACCCCGGACGTGACGGTTGGTGGCACGATCATCGGCACGCTTTCGACGGCGGCTGGCTTGAATGCACTTTCTGTTACGGCTGCGAACGTCGGCACGATGCTCAATGTCGGTTCCACGGATGCGGTGCTGAGCTACACGGCCACGGCGCTTTCGGCTGGTACGTTGACGGTTGCTTACATTGTTCGTGGCTCGGACGGCTCGCTCAATCCTGCATCGGCTTAATAGTCAGGAGTAAAGTCTCATGGCTATGCAAACAGATGTCCTTGCTAGTCAGCCTCTGACCGCTGATGGTCAGGTGCTTGACCAAGCCGGGAATGCGATTGGTCGTGTCCGTGTCAAGGCTATCCGTATTATCCCTACTGCTAGCAGCGCAGGTTCTGTTGTGCTGAAAGATGGCGGGGCAAGCGGAAACACCAAGATTACTGTCAATGTCTTCCCCGCTTCGACGGGGCCGGACTACATGCTGTTGCCGGGTGAAGGTCTGCTTTTCCAGACCAATGTTTATGCTGATATCACCACGATTGCTTCAGTGACGGTGATCTATGGCTAAGTCTCCTGCGTGGCAGCGCAAGGAGGGGAAGAATCCTGCTGGAGGTTTAAACGCCAAAGGCAGGGCTTCCTACAACCGCGCCAATCCCGGCAAGCCCGGTCTTAAACGTCCGCAGCCCGAAGGCGGCTCCCGTAAGAAATCCTTCTGCGCCCGGATGTCTGGGATGAAGAAAAAGCTTACGAGCGCCAAGACGGCTAACGACCCAAACAGCCGGATCAATAAATCACTTCGTGCGTGGAAATGCTGACATGACTGAACATCACGATACTGTTAGAAACTTTATTGATGCAGCGTCAGTGCTCACTACTTTAGGGTCTTTGCTTAACGTGATTTCTCCAATATTCGGCCTTATCGGCGCTATCGTCGGTGTCATGCGTATTGCTGAAATGGCGACGGGTAAACCTTTTTCTGTGCTGATTGGCCGGAATAAGGACGATGCCAAGTAAGTCAAAAGCGCAGCACAATTTAATGGCTATGGTTGCTCATGACCCCAAAGCAGCCAAGCGTATGGGTATTCCCCAATCTGTGGGTCGTGACTATGCTCAGGCAGACAAAGGCCGCAAATTCGGCTCCGGAGGAAACGTGAAGAAAGAAATGAAAGCGGCGAAGATTTTCGCCAAGGCTGGCGAGAAGAAGCTCGCTGCACATGAACGCCGCGAAGCGATGGGCAAGGAGAAAGACACTCCAGCTATTGCTCGCAAGGAGATGTCCGTGTTGAAGAAAGCAAAGGCTCCCAAGGATGTTATGGACTACGAAGCTGGTGAGCATGCCGAAATGGGCATGGCTCGCGGTGGCGGTATCGAGTCCAAGGGTAAGACCAAGGGCAAGATGATCAAGATGGCTCGCGGTGGCGGCATCGAAGTTCGTGGCAAAACTCGCGGGAAGATGTGCTAATGAAGAACCTCGCTCGCATGTACCGTACGGGCGGTACGCCCCCGGCTCCTCCGAAGTCAGATGAAATGCTGAACGAAGAGAAGGTACCGGACTTTTTGAACCAGCCTGAAACTCCGGCTGAAAAGAAGCAACGTGAAGCGGACAAGAACGCTCCGGGTATGGACGCTGACCAGCCGAAGAAGCCCGCAAAGCCTGTGAAGAAGGCCGCTTCCGGTGGAGCGATGTATGCTCGTGGTGCTAAAGTGGGTTCGGCTTCTTCTCGTGGTGACGGTTGCGTCGAGCGCGGTAAGACAAAAGGACGTTTTGTCTAATGATGCCTTCCCGAGGAATGGGCGCGATTGTGCCTAGCAAGGTACCTCGTGCCAAACGTCGTGGTGACGATAAGCCTGTGATCGGGACGGACAAACCCATTCGCGCTTTTGCGAAGGGTGGTGAGAGCAAGGTCAACGAGGCGGGTAACTACACGAAACCCGGTATGCGTAAACGCCTCTTTGAGTCGATTAAAGGACGGGCTGTGCAGGGTACCAAGGCTGGTCAATGGTCAGCACGTAAGGCACAGCTACTTGCTAAGCAGTACAAGTCGAAAGGTGGCGGGTACAAGGGATGAAAGCCCCACAACAGTCGCTGAAGGCTTGGACTCAGCAGAAATGGAGAACGAAGAGTGGTAAACGGTCTACTGACACGGGCGAGCGATATCTTCCGGAAGCTGCGATTAAAGCTCTCAGCCCCTCCGAGTACGCCCGCACCACCGCCGCCAAGCGCAAAGGTAAAGCGCAAGGTAAGCAATTTGTCCCTCAGCCGAAAGGCATCAAAGCGAAAGTAAAGCCGTACCGAAAGAGAGGCATGTAAAATGGCAGAGAAGTGGATTCAAAAAGCGATCAAGAAGCCGGGCGCGTTGAAGTCGTCGCTTGGCGTCAAGAAAGGCGAGAAGATTCCCGCCGCTAAACTTGCTAAAGCCGCGAAGGCTCCGGGCAAGATGGGGCAACGTGCCCGCTTGGCGCAGACGCTTAAGGGCTTAAAGAAGTAATGGCCTACAAGACTACAGACACTACTAGCTTTAACCTCGACCTCAATACGATTGTGGAAGAGGCGTTTGAGCGTTGTGGCGCTGAACTGCGTACTGGATACGACTTCCGTACAGCAAAGCGTAGTCTGTCGTTGCTTCTGATGGACTGGGCTAACCGGGGTATCAATCTGTGGACTTTGGAAGAAGGCCAGCAAGTTCTGACCTATGACCAAGGCACGTATGATCTCCCGGTGGATACAGTTGACTTGCTTGATCATGTGATCCGTACGGGTTCAGGGACGAACCAGCAAGACATCAATATCACCCGCATTTCTTCCAGCACGTACCTCGCTATCCCGAACAAGAACGCGACGGGTCGCCCGATCCAAATTTGGATCAACCGGCAGACTGGCTCGACGAACGCGGATGGTTCGGTGCAGTACCCGCAGTACACCGTGTGGCCGAAGCCTGACAACTCGACTACGTGGACGTTGGTGTATACCCGCCTGCGTCGTATGTTCGATGTGGGGTCGGGCGTGAATGGGCAGGATATACCGTTCCGTTTCCTACCCTGTATGGTTGCGGGGCTGGCCTACATGCTGTCGATGAAGATTCCGGGCGCTATGGAGCGTACTCCGATTCTCAAGGCTCAGTATGACGAGGCTTGGGATTTGGCCTCCGGCGAGGATCGGGAAAAGGCGGCTGTGCGTTTTGTACCACGTGAGAGCTTCTTGGGTGGATACTAATGCCTAACCGTTTTGCTTCTGGTAAAAATGCGATTGCGGAATGTGATATATGTGGATTTCGATATAAACTTCGTCAATTAAAACCCTTGGTAATAAAAACCAAGAATGTGAATATATTGGCATGTCCAGAGTGTTGGAACCCAGATCAACCGCAGTTATCACTTGGTCTCTATCCAGTTGATGACCCGCAGGCAATCAGGAACCCGCGCCCGGATTTAAGTTACTATGAACCGGGGAATAATGGGGCCGGTGGTAGTAGAATGATTCAGTGGGGCTGGAACCCCGTAGGTGGATCACGAGCGTATGACGCTGACTTGACTCCGAACCTGCTTGTGGCAGAAGGTCAAGTTGGCACTGTAACGGTCAGTACGACCTAGGAGATTGAGCATGAAAGGTTCTGGAATGAAGAAGATGCCGATGAAGCGCATGAAGGCGGGTGGTGTTACTTCTGCTGAAATGAAGAAGTATGGCCGCAATGTTGCCCGTGCGATGAATCAGAAGTCGCCCACGAAGCCGGGGAAGGGTTGAACATGAGCGAAGAATTCCGTTTTTTCGATTGGGGCGTTGACCCTATCGGTAAGTACACGCAGCCGAAGCCGAGCAGTGAATCCACCGGGCAGAATGGCTATCCTGAAAAGGATGTCGATAAGGGCATCACGAAGATGGATATGCGCGGTGCGGGTGCGGCGACCAAGGGCAAGAAGTTCGTCTCGCAGATCAAACTGGAAGACTAATGAACTACGTGGTGGAAAAACGTATGCCTGCTAATCAGGCGCTTATATATCGTATTAAAAATACGGTATCTGGGCACTCGTATGTTGGTTCCACTGTAGCTCCTCGAAATAGATTAAACGCTCACAAAGCGCTTTTAAAAAAGGGGTGCCATACTTCATTTATATTACAGCGGGCATGGGATAAATACGGAGAACATAATTTTGTATTTGAGCCAATACTTGTATGTAGCGTAAAAGACAGATTTTTTTACGAAACTAGAGCTATAGTACAAGCAAAATATAATTTATTTAAGGGAGCAGGGCACCCTCCAGCTGGTAGTTTTTTAGGATTACAGCATAGTGAAAAAGGTCGTAAAAACTTGAGCGCTGGAGCAAAACTTCGTTGGGCTAGGGATAAAAAATATTATGTGCAGTTATGTCAAATGGCATGGGAAAAAGTACAAAATGGAGTCCCCCGCGTAGATGCTTGCAAACTTGTTGGTATTTCGCACAGTACTTTTTGGCGCTGGATTAAGAGTAATAACTTGAATATAGTGCCCGAAGACAAACGTGCGTGGACTAAACAATGAATTATACGCAGCTTGTAACTTTAATAACGGAGTATTGTGAGTCTACGGAGCAAAGCTTCGTAGCGAATATTCCTAATTTTGTGCAGCTTGCTGAAGAGCGGATTTATAACTCCGTTCAGATCCCGGCTATCCGTAAGAACTCGACCGGTACGATGACCTCGGGCAACAAATATATGGCGTTGCCGTCTGACTGGTTGGCTACTTACTCGCTAGCCGTGATTGACCCTACCACTAATGAATATACGTACCTTCTGAACAAAGACGTGAACTTCATTCGTGCAGCGTATCCGGGTGCCAACGACAACGGACTCCCGTTGTACTACGCGGTCTGGGATGACAACACGATGATTCTGGGTCCGGCACCGGACTATAACTACGTTGCCGAACTGCACTATTACTACTACCCGGCGTCTATCGTGGATGTGGGTACATCGTGGTTGGGTACGAACTTTGAGACGGTGCTGCTCTACGGGTCGATTCGTGAAGCCTATACTTACCTCAAGGGTGAACAGGACCTCATGAACTACTACGAGCAAAAGTACCAAGAGTCTCTTGCGCTACTCAAACGCCTCGGTGATGGTCTGGATCGTCAAGACGCGTACCGTTCTGGGCAAGTTAGGATTAATGTTACATGATCAATGCAGGTTTAAACCTTGGGGGAGTGAAGGTATTCACCACGGACAACCGTGGCTTCACGCCTGAAGAAATCGCTGAGCGTGCTATCGAGAAGATCATCTATGTTGGCGACCAGAGCCATCCGGTGATTACGGAGCAGGCTCGCGCATTCAAAGAGCACATCAAACATGTGCTGGTTCAATATCTTCGGGAGGCGCAGGAGTCCGAGAGGATTACGATCTGTGCGAAACTCTCGCAAGCTGGGCATCCTGAAATCGCAAAACTTATTGGAGACCTCTAATGGCTATTTCACAAGCAATGTGCACGTCGTTCAAGGTGGAAATCCTTGATGGCATTCACTCGTTTGGTCCTACGGTAATCCGTGCGAGCACTAGTGCTGACACGTTCCGTATTGCGCTCTTCACTTCGTCGGCTACGCTTGGTGCATCGACCACCACGTATTCGTCGTCTAACGAAGTGCCGAACGGAAGCGGGTACACCACGGGCGGTCAGACTTTGACTGTCTCGCAGGTTCCGACCTCGACCAGCACGACCGCGTGGCTCGACTTTGACGACGTGACGTGGACGACAGCTACCATCACTGCGAACGGCGCGTTGATCTACAACTCAACGCAGAACGACAAGGCGGTGGCGGTGCTTGCTTTCGGTGGCGATAAGTCCTCGACGGCTGGCAACTTCACGATCCAGTTCCCGGCGGCTAACTCGACCAGCGCAATCATCCGTATTGCCTAACGGGGGCTAAGATGGCCTTCGTTCTTGCGGATCGCGTCCAAGAGACCTCGACTACTGCCGGTACCGGTAGCTTTACGCTTGCTGGCGCAGCGTCGGGGTTTCAGACGTTTAGTGCGGGTATCGGTAATGGGAATACGACCTACTACACCATCACGCTTCAAGGCGGCTCGGAGTGGGAAGTCGGTATCGGTACGTAT